AATGGTTGGCATAGTAGCACAAAAAATTGGCTCACTAGTTTCAGCATTTGGTTATATAGGCATGGCTATAGGTGCTGCAATTGGAGCTTTTGCTTTACTTGATTCTTGGTTTACAAAAACAGAAAAAGAAGCAGCTGATTTTGATAAAGCAATGCAAACTACTTCAGACGCAGTTGATAATGCAAGAAGAACTTTAGCAGCTCTTGCAAAACAGCCTGGAATAGCTACAGCCTCAATTCAAGGATTTTTTGCACTTTCAAATGCAAGCAATACTACAACTGATGCAATTGAAGCACAGATAGACGCTACAAAAAACCTATTAAAAGCACTGCAGAGTAGCGGCTGGGATAGTGCAATAGATACAATTAAGGGATTATTTAATAAAGATATTAACTCTGATTCAGCAAAAAATCTTGCTGCCACGGTCCAGCAACAGTTACAAATATTTCGTGCAGCTGGTATGGGCGACCAAGCAGAAGCAAACTTTAAGAAAGCTATAGGTGTAAATAGTTTAGATCTCACTACTGTAACAGCAAGATTTAAAGTAAGTACTAGTGCACAAGACGAGTTTCAAAAATCAAATAAAGCACTTGCTGTTAATCTAGCAGAGTCTAGCACTAAACTTCAAGATTTTAAAACTGCTACAGAAAATGTTACAAAAGCTTATGATGAGTTTATTCAATCTACGGCTTCTAGTAATCCTTTATTTAAAATAGGAGCTGCTTTAGAAGACGTATCTTTGTCTATGGATAAATTAACAAGGGGCAGTCTTCAAGAAATGAATGCTGCTTTTAATGATTTAGCAAGTAGTCCAAAGAAAATGGCACAGTTTGGACCTGAGTTCATAGCGCAGTTTATTGCAATACGTGCACAATTTAAAACTACATTACAAGATTACTCAGCATACTCTCAAAGCATTGCAGCTATACAAGAGCAAATAGATATAAAAACAGAACAGTTTATATATGCTAAAGACCCTACTTTTTTTGGAATTGGACCACAAGATCAAGGAAGTGCACAAGAACAACGAGATAACTTAGGCGGTGAGATACGTAATCTTACAGAAAATAAAGGCACTTTACAAAAACTGCAACTCGGCATAGATATTGAAGTTTTTGATCAAGCTAAGAATTTATTTGTTAAGGGCGTTGGTGACTCTTTTAAAATAGGTTCAAAACTCATATATGACGCTTTAGGGCAGTCTTCCGCAAAAGCTGCAATAACTATTGCACAAGCAACTATAGGAGCTTTAACAGGTGAACGTGCTGCACAAGCAACTACTAGAATAAAGCAAGACGAGCTAAATATTCAAATGAGTTTAATTCAATCTAATATTGAATTAATAACAAGCAATACATTACTAGCCGCAACAATGAATGAAAGTAATGCCATGATGGCATTAGCTAAATCTCAAAAAGATAACGATCCTCAAAAAGTACAAGAGAATAAAGCTTCAGAGTTACGAGCAGCAGGTATTTTTAAAGATGCTATGGAAAGAGTGTCCAAAGGCACTTTAAAAACTAATGAGTTAGATAAGGTACTCACCAGTGATGATCCAGTAGCAAATGCATTCTTACAACAACAAATCATAGCAGTTAAAAGAGCTACTGCAGCACAAGAAGCTAATAGAACAGAAGTTGGTGCTAAAGGTGTAGCTAATACTATTGAGGGAAGACGAACATCGGCCTTAGGTAGATTAGAAGACCTAAACAAAGAACGTAATATTAGAAACGATATTCTACAGCAACAACAAGCTGGACTTGATATTTTAACTAGTATTGATACACTTGGTACTGCTCAAAGAACGCAAGAAAAAATAGATTTAGAAAATACAGTTTTAAAAAATAAGCAGTTACAAGAAATAGAAGGATATACTACAGCTATTACTATTGCTCAAGGTCTTGGTACTGCCGACGGCGACAAAGAAGCTAAATTTCAAGAAGACTTGTTAGAGGTAATTAGACAACGTCAAAAAGTTGAAAGCGACAATAAACCTATATCAGACAGACTTAGAATTAAAACAGCTGAATTTGAAGTTGCAAGTAAATTAAATGCATTTAATGAAGCACTGCTTGATCAAGATATATCTAGACTAGGTATACTTACTAATTTAGTTGGTTTTTCAACAGAACAAAATGTTTTAGCAACAGCTAGCCTAGAAAATAAAAAACAAGAAAACAAGTTTGCACTTGAGATTAGAAAGATCACAGACGAACTTGCACAACTTGAAGTAGATAAAACTAGAGATAATACTACAAGTATTGCTTTAAAACGAACAGAGCTATCACTAGTTACTCAAAGACAAGAAAAAGAAAAAGATAACAAGGGTTTACAGGACCAATTAAAGTTATTAGAATCACGTTTTGCTTTAGAACAAAAATTAGCAGGATTTAGAAAAACTACAGCAGACGCTCAAAGCCAACAAGCAGAAGACGATTTAAATTACAGAAAAGAACTTAATTTAGTTACACCCCAAGACGCTGCAAGAGAAAAAGCAGAGCTAGACAGGGGTAGAATAGCTAGAGAAACTGCACAGGGACAGTCTGAGATAGATAAACTTATAGCTAATAGAGATTTGGCTCAAAGAACAGTAGACGATACTGAGTCTGATGGTATCTTAACTGCAGTTACTGCGCGCGACTCAGTAGTAGAAATGACTAAAGTCATAGACGCTCAAACTGTATCATTAAAAACTGTTAATGATCAAAAACTGAATGCTGTTAACATAAACGAAAAGCTTGCTGATAAAATGACTAGTTTCTCTAACATTGTACATAATAGTTTTCTAAGTATGGGGGATGCTTTAGCTGAATTCGCCAGAACCGGTAAGTTAGATTTTAAAAGTCTGGTAGATCAAATGTTAATGGATTTAATTAGATTTGAACTACGTGCGCAAATGTCTGCACTATACACGGGCATGGGTGGACTAGGCGGTATGATGAGTTCAGTTGCCTCAATTTTTGCACCAACAATTGCTGTAGTGCCTAGCGCAAAAGGTAATGTATATGACACAGGGCTGCAAACATTTGCTAAAGGCGGAATGTTTACAAATTCAGTTGTTGATCAACCTACCTTATTCAAATTTGCGCAAGGTACTGGTTTAATGGGTGAAGCAGGTCCAGAAGCTATTATGCCCTTAAAGCGCGATAGTCAAGGAAACCTAGGAGTTCGTGGTGGCAATGGTGGTGGCAATGTAGACGTAGTTGTTAATAACTACGGTAATGAAAAAGCAACTACTAAAGAAACTATGGATTCACGTGGAAACCGTCGTATAGAAGTAATAGTTGGAGATATGGTAGCAGGCGAATTAAATCGCGTAGGCTCCAATACTCAACAAGCAATGACAGCTAGCTATGGTACAGCACCATTATTAGCAAGGAGATAATATATGCCAATAGCATGGCCAGCATCGCTTCCGCAAGTGCCTCAAAAAGGCTTTACTGAATCGGTTGGAATTAATGTTATACGTTCAGCTACAGACGCTGGCCCTGCGAAACAAAGACGCAGGGCCAGTCGCCCTAATGAATTGAATGTAAACTTTTTAATGACTACCCTACAGACTCAGAAGCTAGAAGACTTTATAAAAAATCAACCTACAAATACTACTACACCTGGTATTGCAGGAGTTAATCGTTTTACTTTTCCACATCCGCGAATACTTGGTACAACTATAGAAGTACGTATTATACCTGGTAGTGGAGGAGAATTTTTTAACTTGCAGTATATGGCACCAGGATACTGGTCTACCAGTCTTAAATTTGAAGTGATGCCATGAGCAGACTAAATAGTTTATCACAATCAGCTGTTAGAGCAATGTTTGCTTCAGAGACACCCGAAGCACTAATCTTACTTGTTACTATTACTAATCCTGCAGATCCTACAACTCCTATTCGTTTAGCAGATGGTTACACTAATAGGATTACCTCTCTAACAACAGATACAGATGTAATATATGGTGTAACTAGTACAATTAATGGCGGAATTAGCAGAGATTACCTATTTTTGCCTATGCAAATAGCGTTACCTGGTGAAGAAGAAGCTGGATCTGCACAATGCAGTTTAGTATTAAACTTTGTTACTAAAGAAGCTATTGAACTAATTCGTTATCATTTAACAAGCCCCGTTAGTGTACAAATAGACTTAGTACTAGCTAGTAGCCCTAATACTGTAGAAGCTAGTTTTTCAGGTTTTAAAATAACTAACGTTACTTATAATGCTGATCAAATTACATTTGATTTAAATATGGTAAGCCTTAGTCGCGAACCATTTCCATGTTTTACGTTTACTCCAGCCAACTTTCCAGGACTATTTTAATGAATTATAATAAGTATATTGGATTACCTTATGCCAACAACGGCAGAGACGAAAGCGGAATTGACTGCTGGGGATTAGTGCGCTTATTTTATAAACAAGAGTATAATATTGAATTACCAAGCTATACTGAAGAGTATGATGGAGCATACGATACACGTATTCTCAAAATGATGGATCAATATAAAGATGCTTGGGCACAAGTTTCACAGCCTGAAGTCGGCTCTGTTATAGTATTCAATATACTTGGCGAACCTTTTCATGTTGGAATTTATATCGGAGAAGATAAATTTATTCATGCTCGCGACGGTATGGATAGTGTTTTAGAATCTGTTAATAGTCCAAAATGGGCTAAACGTATTGAGGGTTACTATAAATATAGTACACAACCTAACGTTGAATTAGTAGGAAAACCGCATCCGTTTAAACAAATAAGTTACTCAGAGTTAGCAATACCTGGGTCTACACTAGCTGATATATCTCAAAATTTAATTGATACTTATAAAATCAGCGACTACTTTGCTAAAAAATTAATCTTATTTCTAGACGGGGTTAAGATTCCTCAGTCCGAATGGAACACTGTACGTGTACAAGCAGGACAAAACGTTGTATATAAAGTCGTACCAGAAGGTAAAAGTACTCAACGCCTACTACTTACGCTTGTTGTAATGTATATTGCAATTCAGTTCGGCGGTGCGCTTGGTGCTGAAATGGGTATGACGACGACTGAAGCTACTTTAGCTGGTACATCTGAAGTAACTGTAACTGCCACTGGTAAAATTGTAGGCACAATGGCTATTAATATGGCAGGTATGGCACTTATTAATGCCGCTTTTCCTATTAGACCATTGAATGGTAAAGATCCAGGAAGTGCTGCGCCTGTTAATGCTTTTAATGGAGCTGCAAATCAATCCAATCGATATGGAGCAATTCCTGTTGTGCTTGGTAAAATGCGTAGTACTGCAATGCTTGCAGCAGTACCTTATG